GTTGGGGATATCGGTCGGGGACACGGCGCGCGCTGCCACGGGCTGTCCGGCGGTATTCGAAGCTGGATACTGCACCCCAAGATTGCCAGCCGGGTCAACTGCCCGAACCCAGACATAGCGGGTGTTGAGGTCGGTCAGCCCAGAGCGGGTATAGACCGGCAGCACAGTCTCCGCGATCTTGGTGGCGGCGGCGCGGTTATTGGTCGTCGCCTCCCAGATTTCGAACTTGGCCGGCTGCATATAGCTTCGGCAGCCCTGTCCGCTTGGTGCAGAGTACGAGATCACGAGGTTATAGCCGCCCACCACGCTCGCAGAAGCAAGCGCGGTGACAGCAATTAGCGATATTGGCATTGTCCACCTATCTTCTAGGCATCATTGGCGATGGCGTTAAGCGGCAAGCCGGGGGTGTCCCCCCAACGGTGGATCACCGCCTGTTCGATCATGTCCGCCCATATCGTGGTGGCGAGGACGTGTCCGCCCAAGGAGAACCCCGATTTTCGCTGCGCCTCCATGAGCCTGAGGCCATCGCGCTCGGGGCGGAAGTCAGCGGGATCAATGCCCGGATCGATAGACGGAACCGGCGCGCCTGCAATTTCGGGAAGGTCCATCAGGTGGTAGGGCGATTGCTCGCTAGTGACCATAAAGGAGTCGGCTTTGCCGTCGCTCCATCCCGCCAAGAAGGCTTGGAAATGCGGTTGGCTAGGCGTCGTCATTCGGCAATAATCGAGCAGTGCGGGCACCATGGACCGGAAGAACCTGTTCCCCTTCCTTGCCGCGCCGATGTCAGCAAATGCATCGCCAAACGTGGCGGCGATGTGAGCGACGGAAGGCGAAGGCCCCCGCACTGCAACGGCCATTCGCTTCCCAGGGAAAGTGAAAGTCTTCGTTACCTCACCGACAAAGATGGGTGGCGCCCCGTCCGTATAAGCTGCTGCGTCAGAGTGCATGACGATGCGGTCATGCATGCGAAAAACGTTGACGGCCGTCATGCCGCGACCCTTTCATCTTCGAATGAGGGGCGAGGCTTCAATAGTGGCCCCACCTCGCCACCAAGACCGCCGATGACAGCACCGATGGGACCGCCTGCGGAGAAGCCAGACAACGCCCCACCAAGGCCGCCCATGAGTGGATTGGCCGATTGATAGCCCATGCCTAGACCGCCTAGGCCGGCCGAAAGCATGCTGCCGCCTTGACCGCCAAAAAGCTGACCAAGACCGCCAAAAATGCCGGACTGCGAGCCGTCTTTAGCGCCAGACTTCACGGCGTCGCCTAAGATAGTCGCGTAACCGTCAGGGCCAATCCATGCGCCATCCAAAGCCGCGCCGGTTTGAGGGCTTGCCCAATTTTCCAGGTTGAACAGGTCGTTTAAGTTTTGGCTTCCCAGCTGGGCAAAGCCGCGCATGGCGTTGTCTAGGAATGCGTCGAAATCCTTGGTAGCGCCGCTGAAGACGTCGCCCAGCACGTCGCCAATGGTTTCGAGCGTGGCCCGCATAGATTCGGAGGCCTTTTCCCGAACCTTGGTCTCTCGCTCAACCATCGAGATCAAGCCTGCGATCCGCTTTCCCTCTTCGCTGGTCAGTTCGACACCGACTTGACGGAGCTCATTCGAAATCCTGCGCTGCAGCTCGGACTCATGGACCACGGCAAGCTCATGTTCGAGCGATGCGATTAGGTCATCAACGGCCTTCTGCTGCCGCTGGGCTTCGCTGACTGCTTTGGATCGCCCACCGGACCCGCTACCCCCAAGGATTGGATAGTCTGACAGCTTCACCGGCTTGACTGGTTTCGGTGGCGTAAAGGTCTTGCCGAACTCTGCCCAAGAGGGAGCGGCGCCTATATCGTCGGAATTAGCCGCCGCGAGGTGTGCCGCGATGGCTGCATTGCGCAGGGAGATAAACTGCTCTACCAGGCCGCCGATTTTGGTTTCAAGGCGCGCGAAGTTGGGGTCAGCGTCCCCAAGCGCAGCAATGGCATCGGCCGCGAGTTCCGCGCTTCCGCGACCGGCAAGAAGTTGGTCGATGAAGTCAGCAAAAGCGGCGGTAACTTCAGGGCCGAACATGCCGGCCGAATTCAGTTTGAGATTGATCAGCGCCTGTTCAATCCCCGCCAACTGCTCCTCGGTGGTTGGCGCAGCGGCGTTGATACCCTCGAAAAACTGCGCCACCTGCTCGACTGCGGCGCCGATGGCGTCGAGTTCGCGAATGGTCCCGTCAAACATCTGGTTGCCGAGTTCATCGAACCGCTTAAGAAGCCAGTTCAGGCGCTCGTTTTCGGTCAGACGCTCGATGCTGCCGGCAAGACCGTCGATAGCTTCCGCAAACCCGGCGCTTGCGCCTGTAGTCTGGTCGAACTTGCCGGCCGCATCCTGAAGAACGTTTTGCAGGCGAACCAAGCTCTGTGAGACGGTTGTCTCGGATCCAGAAACCTTCTCTTCGAGCACGACACTGCCGGCTTCGAAAGCCCGGAAAAACGCCTGTGAGCTGATTTTGCCATCATTGATGAGCGTGCGGAGCTTCGAGACGCTGCCACCAGCCTCGTCCAGCCCATCGGCCACAGCCTGCGCTATGGTTGGAGTGCCCTCCAAAATCGAGTTGTATTCCTCGGCACGAACGATGCCGGCGCCCAGTGCTTGGCTCAGTTGGAGCAACGAACCGCTTGCCGTCTGCGCGTCGGTCCCGGCAACACGGAGAGCAAGGCTAATGCGGTCCGTGAAAGCCAGCATTTCCTCGGTAGAGGCGCCAAGTTCTTTCTGTGCCAGGCTGATGCGACTGAACAGGGTAGCCAGGCTCGAAATCGGAGCCGCGTTCTTTTGCGCCGATTCAAACAGCGAGTCATAAACGCGCGTAAGGTTTTCGCCCTCGTACCCGGCCACCTTCAACGCGTTGCGAACTTGGGTTGCCGCGTCGAGCAAGCGCGCCGTTCCGCGCAGGGTTTGAGCCCCGGCGAAGACGGCGGCGATGCTGGTGCCGATCTCGCGAAACGACTTCGCAAAATCCTGCCCGCTCGCCTTCATTCTCGAAAAGGTGCGCTTCGTATCGCCATCGGCCTTGGCCAAGGCTTTGTTGTATTGATCCATTTTCGCCTCGAGCGAAACTACGAGGCGCGCCAATTGTGCGTTATCTACCATTTCGGGAACCTATTGGTTACGCAGACGGCGCAGAGCGCCCGGTAAGGTCTTCGTAGGAAAGCTCGCGCTCTTCATCGAATACAGCGGCCAGGCACACTGCCATGATCGCGGCAACAGCACCGTCGATCTTGAGAGACCGTGAGTGCGTTTTGGTCGGCTTGATATTGCCGTTGGGGTCTGGTTTTGGTGTCGGCACGTTGGCAAAACACCACCGCAAGACATCGTGTCCGCCATGGTGAAATCTGCCGTCCAGAATCGCCTTTTCGGTCGCCTTCATCGATGGAGACATCAGCGAATAACGCTGTGGGATTTCCACCACCGGTAAGCCATCGTCTAGCAACCGCGACATCATGCGTCGGGCCTGCCACGGGTCGAAGCCGATGCGCTGGACATCGTACGTGTCGGCCATATCGCGGATGTAGGCTTCAATCGCGTCTTCGTCGATTGAGCTACCCTCGGTGGCCTCGATCAGTTCGGCTTCCGTCCATTCGATATAGGGCACACCATCATCGTTGGTCCGCTGCTGTACGGACTCGGCGGGCACCCATAGTTTCGGCAGAACATAGAAGCGCTTTGCTTCCGCGTCATAGAACACCAGAACCGCTGCCGTCAGGTCAGAGGTTGCCCCCATGTCCACGCCAATGAAGCATGGCAGATGCTTGACCTCTTCGAGGTCGAAGCCTTCCGCAGCGTCATATATTCCTAGGTCAATCCACGGATCGCCAACGCCGGAAAGCCACTGATTCAGATGGTATCTTTGGAATTCGGCCCGTGCCGTGGCGCTGGTCTCTGCGATCATCGCCAGGTTGCGGAGAACGTCTAGCGACTTGTACTTGCCCAGCCCGAACGTGACCCGCTTCCAGACTTCAGCATCGCGCCAATCGTCGTCCGCGTCGGCTTCATAGACCACGGGAAGCCAAGAAGGATTGTGTACCTTTCCTGAGGCGATATCCCTGCTGATGGTGTAGAGGCGGTGACCAATACCACCGACGCCTTGGCCTGCTGTTGTTGCCACCATAGCAAGCGGCGTGGTGGCCGTGATCTTTGCCTGAGCTTTCAGGAGAACGTCCCACAATCGATCCGCCTGCCGGGTCCACGCGTGGGTCTCTTCAGCCAGGATGAAGAGCAGGGTTTGCCCTTCGTTGGCGCCCGGTGAACGGCTGGTGACCTTCAGCATGGAGCCGCTGGCAATATGCTCGATTTCCTGAGTCAGGGCATTCGAGACAATGCGGTATTTGCTGGCTAGATCGTCATCGTCCGGATACCTGCGGCGAACAAACCCCTCAACTATGCCAAAGGCAGTCCCACGGGCCTGCTCTCGGGTAGCAGCGGCAATGACAAGCTGGCCATTGGGAATGCGGAAATCAGGATGGCAAAGCAACAGGAGGGCACAGGCAGCGGCGAGCGTGGATTTGGCGGAGCCAGAGGGAAGGTGGAGGTAAACGGTTTGCGCCTTGCGCCGGCCGGTGACAGGATCGACGTCGCCAAATACCTTGCGAACAATCCGTTCCTGCTCGCGGATGAGCGTAAACGGCTCGCCATTGGGCAAAATGAGCGTCTCGATAAAGTCGACTGCCTTTTGCCCTAGCCCCCACGGATCAGGGAGCGGCGAGTCATCAATAATCCAATGGGGCCGAAGGTCCATCAGGGACTTTCTTGTCCTTCGGAGTAGCGCCGGAGACGATGCCCAACTTCTCGGCCAGCCTCAGCATTTGCTGGCTATATGCGAGCTGAGCGCGCACCGCCGGGTGTTGCTTCGGCGGTTGACCCTTTAGGCCTTGAAGAAAACGCCCCTGCTTCTTCAACGTCGCGGCGCAATCACTCGAAGCCTCGAACGCCTCGCAATAACTCTGCACCAGCGCCAGGTGATCGTCTGTCAGGTTTTCCCCAAGGCGGGTGATAACCTTTTTCCACTCAGCTTTGCCTACAGGGCCAAGTGTCGATGGAGCGCGGGGCGTGTACTTACGGGGCGCCGGCTGGACCAGCGCAATAACATTGTCGGCCATTTCACGGGTCCAGATTGAGTGAGGTGGCGTGCAGATCGACGCCGACTTTGTGGCCCACCGGGATAATCGCGGTGATGTTCCAAACCTTGCCCTCGTGAATGATCCTGTCATAGGGCTTAAGATCGTTGCGCCAGCGGATCGAAAAGACCGCGACATGCGAGCTAGAGACTTGTCCTGCCTGAAGAAATTCGCGGCCAGACTGGTAACGCACACGCGACCAGAGCGCCTGGTAGTTGTGCCAGACTTCGGTGGTGAAACCGCTACTGGTAACGGTGGTGGCGCGCTGGATTTGAATGCGGGACCGCATTTCGCCGGGGTCGAGTGTCGTCATGATCCGGCGACCTTCTTTGCAGCGGCGTTGATCGCTCGGGTCAGCCGGCCGCGATGGCGCTTTTTCATGGCTCGATATGACGGCCAGAAAAACGGGATCGGCTCGACGCCTTCGGCATTCCCGAACTCGACAAATGCCGCATGGTCCGCGTCCGCGTCGTCGCCAGCCCGCACGAAGACTTGAAGTTCGTGCTTGCCATCGACCTTTTTGATCGAGTCCTTGAGGTCAGCGTGATCGACCGGCGCCAGGGCCGTGGCCATCGCCACCATTTCATCGGCTGATTTTTCGAGCGCTTTCCGTATCCCGGCTTTCGCTTCCACCGGCATCGCCTTCAGCTTGCGGCTGAGTTGCTCGAGGCCGTCTATCTTGACCATCAGGGCGCCCCCTCTTCAACCGGTGCGCCGCCAAAGCCCCAGACCCGATTGGGTGCTATCAGTTCATCCCACGTGTGCGGCAATACCGGAGCGAACCGGTTGAAGTAATAAATCGCCACGTCGAGCCGGATCGCGGCCTCAATGTTCGGCGGCACGGTTTCCATGTCTACGGGGTGGACACCGCAAAATTGCTGGATCCGGTGCTCGGCAGCAACGATCAGCGAACGGATGAAAGTTTCGTCGGCAGGCCGGCCGAAGAATGGGTCGCGATCTACTTGGAGGTAGTCCCAGACTGCGGTTTCGCTCGTGGCGATGGGTGCGGGCTCGTCTGGCATTTGCTAGATTCCTAAATTCGGAAAAAACCGGAGCGGGGCTGTATTTTTTTGCATGGGGCGGGCTGTCTCTGATCGATCGCCCATTGCCTTCGCATACCCCCGTCCATCCATTAGCGCGGCTCGCTGGCGGCCATTGCGCCGATTCTGGTGCTGGGGTGGCGGCTATGGCTTTCGCCCGTCAGTGAGGCTCGAAAGCGCATAGCCATAGGCGGCTTCCTTGGCATTGCAGCTATGGCAACCAGGTCGCCAATTCCGCTTGTCCATGCGGAGGTCGGGACGAAGGCGTATCGAGATGAGGTGCATCACGACCTTTGCAGGCTTGCCGCACACCGCGCATTGCTTGTTCTGTGGGAGGGACAGGAAGGCAGCGGCCTCTCGTCGCCAGTCTGACCCATAACCTCGGCTATGCGCACTGCCTCGTTTGCGCATGGCTTCGGCTCGTCTGGCTGCGTTGCATGGGCAGGTCTGGCCAGATGACACGATCTTCCCGCAAGTACAGAGCCTAGGCGGCTTGCTCGGCATAGCTGTTCTGATTGAGTTGCCAGGCGATGGTGGCCTTGGCCTCAGGGCTCAATACGATAGCGGTGAGCTTGCTTCGCTCGAAGGCAAGGGCTGCTGACTTGCAGTAGAATAGCTGACCTGGATGGCTGGGCCTGAATAGCAGGCCGGACCATAGACAAACGCGGGGCTCAAGCTTCATTTGGGTTTTCCTGATGATTCAGGGAAAGCCCGCGCAGGATAGGAGGAACTGCGCGGGCCATGCCGAACGCCGGGATGGGGACTTGAGCGAATGCTCACGTTCGGCGGTATCGGGCGATCACACTGATGAGGAAGACCGCCCAATCTGGTTAGGCGACGGGCGCCAGAGATGCGTGGCCCTGAATGGCGGTAGCGCCAAGGGCGATGGACGTGCCGCCGGCCTTGGTCACGGCGATGCGCGCATAACGCCTGCTACCCACGTAAGCGAGCTTATACGCACTGGCCGCTTCGAGCGTGGCAGGAACGGAGCCCTGCACAGCGGCGGCCGGAGCATCAACGAAATCGCCGCTGGTGGTGGTGTCCGAATGCTGGACCTTCACAGCGAAATCGCCGTCACCGACGATAGCGCCGGAGTGGATGGCGAAGACCAGCGAAGCGAAACCGACAGTATCGATCGCGGCGCCGGTGGTGGCTGCGGACTGCACGGCGGGTGCGAGGGCAGGCGAAACCTTGATGTGGGAGATGAGGTCTTTCATGTTTCTGCTCCTTACGCCGTCGCAACCTTGAGCCACTTCACCGCACGGCTATCACCAAGCCCGCCACCAACGCGCTTGTAGGTGTCGAGAATGATCTTGCCCTTTTGGGTCACCGCATCGCGTTCGACGCGGATGCCCTGGCGATCGACCACTACATAGCCGGCCTTATGGTCCCCGAAGGCGATCGGGAATTTGTCGGTGCCGATTTCGTCCATCGTGTTGTCGATATGGACCGGATATCCCAGCAGATGACCGGATTCGGGGGAGTCGCTGAGGTTGCCGTGATCGGCAAACATAAAGCGCTTATTGCTGTCCTGGATCTCGCGAATGCGGATCAGGGTCGAATTGTGCATGCGGAAAGCGCCGTTCTGGCGGAAGCGCGGATGCACAGTCAGCACCAGCTTAATCAGGGCTTTGGCCCAGTTATCATCGGTCGGTGCCGATGCGTGACCAGCCGGCAGGTACTCCATAGAGCCCCATGCGCGGGTTGCGTCACCAGTGGCAACAATCGGATAGGTCGCAATGCCCTTGGGCTTGTTGCCGACGCCATCACCGATATGGAAGGCAGCGCCTTCGGTCACGGCGAAATCATTGGCCACCCAGTTGTTGAACCAAGCGGCGACATCGAAGGATGCATCTTCGAAGAGATGGCGCGAGCCGGCCGGAGCGGCGTACAGTTCTCGGACCCCGTAGCTATGTTCGATAAGCGACGGGCGGGGAGTGTCCTGAGGCCGGGTGTCGAGCTCGCCGACCCACTGCGCACCGCTTTCGGCGGTGGAGTAGTAACGCGTGTAGGTGTCGCCGCTGATTGTGACGACATCGGCAAGCTGGCGCAGCGGCGAGATATCGTTGAGCAGATTGCGAATGGTGCGATCAACGGTCGGCAGCACGAAGAAGCCGCCATCGGGATCGCTGGAAGTCGAAGCGGCACGAACTTCCGCATCGTTGCCGGTGCGCAGATAGGAAGCCAGGGCACGAACCTCACGTTCGACCTGTTCGTTCTCGTTGCGAGCCGTGGCCGGAACACGCTGGGAGCGCACTTCCATGTCATCAAGGCGAGTCTGAAGCTCAGCAAAGCGGGCTTCCAGATCGGGCACGGGGGTCGCAGCCGGTGCCGGGGTGGCGACGGCGCGGACTTCGGGTGCCGGGGCTTCCGGCGTGGTGATCGCTTCAGGCATGGTGCCTCCAATGTTGCGAACGTTCGTGATCCGGGCGCGGGGCGCTGCCGGCGTGGGGGTCAGGCTGATTTCGTGCAGGTCAACGGCCTTTACGATCCATTCGCCTTCCGGGCCGAACTCGACATCCACGTAGCGGAAGCCGATGGAGAGCCCGGTTGTCGTACCGGCCTTGGCGTGCTCGAAAGCCTGCTTGCCGGTTTCTGTGGCGAGGGCGAATTGTCCCCGCACGAACAGGCCTTCGGCCCGTTCTTCGATGATCTCCCAGAGCCCGCACGGTTCGCGGTGCTGCCACAGCATGGCAGGCGCCGTTCCATTGGTGCGGTGCTGAGCGAGAGAAGCTGAGAAAGCGCCAGGCTGAACCATGTCGCCATAGGCGTCGGGCTCATTCCAGCGAGAGGCGATGCCCTCGATCACGCCGGTATCGGCAGACGTGAATCGGACGCTCAGGTCCAAGGTGCGGACCTGATTCAGATCGGGTTTTGTCATGGTCTGGCCTTATGCGGCGGGGGCAGAATTGCCGGTGGCGTTCGGGCTGGCGCCCTGAACCGGATAAAGGGCATCCGCCCCGTCGATCTTCGGCATGTTGAGGCGGGCGCGGCCATCGTTCGGGGTGGCGATGGGGCCGCCAACAAGTAGGCGAAGCGCCTCGGCGGTGGACTTCGCATCGGCAGAAGTCAGCGCCGCCGTCTCGTGCTCGACATACAGGGTCTTGCGCTCTTCGGGGGTGAGCATACAGCGCGAAATGGCCCCGGAAATTTCGGACAACCAAGGCCCGATTGTGAATTGCACCGTCTGCTTTCCGAGTGCTTCAGAATTATTGAGCGAGGCGTCGGCAAGCTCGGCCAGGAGTGTCGGGCTAAGGCCGAAGTGACGGGCAATTTCCAACACCTGCGCCTGGCGGGTG